ATGAGGTCGAAGTATTTAATCCTACAGCAGAAGATATTTTACCAATCATGGATAAAATTGTTAGTCTTAATAAAATTATGGAAGAAATTGACGAGGGGGTAATATAACATGAATTCAGTAGCAGAAGAGATTCTTTCCTATATGGTAAGTCAAGCATTCAGTGAAGAAGAATTTCTTGCTCATTATGGAATGCCTCGTCGAAGCGGAAGATATCCATGGGGCTCGGGAGAGGAGCCATTTCAGCATAGTGGAGATTTCTTATCAAGAGTAGAAGAGATGAGGAAATCTAAGTTTACTTATACTGATGAAGATGGTGTGAAATGGACCGGCGACAATGCAATAGCTAAATCTCTTGGGTACACTTCAAGTGATTTTAGAACTGTATGTGCCATCGCTAATAATGAACGTAGGGCTGTAAAAGTTGCTGCCGCTAAAGCATTAAAAGAAAAAGGATTTAATGCAACTGAAATTGGTAGGCAGATGGGAATTAATGAATCGTCCGTCAGGTCTTTACTTGATGAAAAAGCAGAAGAGAGAATGAACCAGGCTAGAGCAACTGCTGATTTTTTAAAAGAACAAGTTGATAAAAAGAAAATGATAGATGTCGGTTCAAAAGCCAACCTTGAATTAAATGTTTCTAAAGAGAAAATGGATCAGGCTCTTTATATGTTGCAGGCAGAAGGTGGCTATGAAATCTGGGGAAATAGATTTCCACAGGCAACTAATAAAGGACAGTTGACAACTCAGAAGGTTCTGTGTGTTCCTGGAACACCACATAGCGCCATATACGATTTTGGTAAGGTTCAGACTATTGGTGATTATATTACTAGAGATGATGGAAAAACATTTGAAAAGAAGTTTCATTATCCTGAGAGTTTGAACTCTAAGCGTCTTGAAATCTGTTATGCAGAAGATGGTGGTATAAAGAAAGATGGTCTTATTGAACTTAGAAGAAACGTCCCAGACCTTTCATTAGGAGAGTCTCGATATTCTCAGGTTCGTATTATGGTGGATGGTAAGAAATACATAAAAGGAATGGCAGTATATGCTGATGATTTACCAGAAGGCATAGACGTTAGATTTAACACCAATAAATCAAACAAGTTATCTAAGCTGGAATGTCTCAAGGATGTTAAGAGCGACCCAGACAATCCTTTTGGAGCCCTCATCAAAGAAGAAGGCGGACAGTATTGGTATACAGATTCAAAGGGTAAAAAGAAGCTTGGGTTAATTAATAAAACAAGAGAAGAAGGAGAATGGGAAGAATGGAAAGATTCTTTGCCATCTCAGTTCTTGTCAAAACAGAATAAGGTATTAGCCGAGAAACAGCTAGGAATTGCCAAGGCAGATAAGCAGTCTGAGTTTGATGACATAATGGCATTGAACAATCCTACTATTAAAAAATATTATCTTGATAAATTTGCATCATCATGCGACTCAGCGGCAGTGCATTTACAGGCAGCTGCGTTGCCAGGTCAGAAGTATCATGTAATATTACCATTAACTACCATAAGCGATAGAGAAGCTTATGCTCCTGATTATGCTGACGGAACTAAACTTGCATTGGTAAGATACCCACATGGTGGAACATTTGAAATACCTATAGTTACTGTTAATAATAGAAATAAAGAAGCCATTAAGATGATTGGTAAATCTTCAACTGATGCTATAGGTATTAGTGCGAATGTTGCAGATAGATTATCGGGTGCAGACTTTGATGGCGATACCGTTATGTGTATTCCAACCCATGATAGGGGCGGAAAAGTAAAAATTACATCTACTCCAGAATTAAAAGACTTAGAGGGTTTTGATCCTAAGCTTAATTATGGTGGAGAATGTAAAAAAGATAATACTGGTAAAGAGCATTATTATCGTAATGGTAGAGAGTATCGTCTGATGACAAAAACTGATACTGAGATGGGAAAGATTTCCAATCTTATTACTGATATGACCCTGATTGGTGCAACTGAAGATGAACTTGCGAGGGCAGTAAAGCATTCAATGGTTGTCATTGATGCGGAAAAGCATCATCTGGATTACAAGCAGAGTGAGCTTGATAATAATATTGTTGCACTTAAGAAGAAGTATCAGGGCAAAGCTCAAGGTGGTGCTGCTACAATTATCTCACGATCAAAAGGTGAGTATGACGTAGATAAAAGACAAGGCACTCCTCGTACTAATCTTAAGCGTAACGAGTATAAGAACAATCCAGAAAAGGGAGACATTTGGTATGACCCAAGTCGACCTGAAGGTGCTCTTCTATATAAGAGGGCTGATGATGCTGATTATCAGATAACCAAGGTTAATAAGAGAACTGGCGAGGTAACCACTATCACTAAAACCCGCCAACAGAAGAGTACTAAGATGGCTGAGACAGATGATGCCAATACACTGGTATCTACTCATCGCCATCCTATGGAATTAGTGTATGCTGATTATGCTAATGCGATGAAAGATATGGCTAACAAGGCTAGAATTGCTATAGCAGATACAGGTAAGGTGGCATACAGTAGAGAGGCTAAGAGTAAGTATGAGGGAGAGGTAAAATCTCTTTTAGAAAAACTTAACAATGCTGAAAAGAATGCTGTTAGAGAGAGAGCCGCACAGAGAATTGCTAATGCCAACATAAATGAGAAATTAGAAGCTAATCCTGACATGAAAGCTAAAGATAAAAAGAAAGTTTCTCAGCAGGCCTTAAGTAAAGCAAGACTTGACGTTGGTTCTGTTAAGAGACGAGATAGAAACATAGTAATCACTGATAACGAATGGGAAGCTATTCAGGCAGGTGCTGTGAGTGAAACCATTCTTAAACGAATACTGAATAATTCAGACCCAGATTCGTTGAGAGCGAAGGCAATGCCTAAAGAATCAGCATCATTATCAGATGCTAAGATAGCCAGAATTAAAGCTATGTCTGCTTCATACACAATTGCACAGATAGCTGATAAACTTGGCTATTCAACATCAACAATTTCTAAAGCTTTGAAAGGAGGAAATTAAACATGACTAAAACATCTAATGATTGTAGATTGACTACATTTGACAATCCGTACAATCCATTTACCCAGTTTACTGAATGGTTGTTGTTTGACAATTCAAAAGATTACTTTACGTTAAACAAACTTGCTAGAATTGAACAAGTTGATGAAAGTATGTCTGAGAATGAAATAAACATTGAACATGAAAGAGCAATTGATGAAATTATACAGAACGATTTCCTCAACATCTATAAAAAAGTGTACAGAAATGAAGAAGTAAATGAACAGATCGCATGATATATGTGTAAAAGCATAGAGGGGGGGGTCTAAAAATGAACACCCCCTCCCATCATCGCGCCGGTCTTTATATTTTCCCCGGAGGGAATTTTCAAAAAAGCAAATCCATTTTTTAGACAGCATTTAAAAGAACCTATAATATTTAAAGCATTTAGTACAAGTTGTAAGTCACCTCTCGATTATATTTCATTGCGCCATGATGTAAATTCTCCTTTCTTTGGGTATTATAGGTTCTTTTAAGTGCTGTCTTATCATTTATAAAGACTACAAAACTAACGGAGAAGTATAAGAAAGGAGGCTGTAAGAATGCCCAAAGTCAAGAATTCTGATACTCAAAGAAGAATGCGTCCGGCTTTGACACCAGAAGCACGAGAGAATCAGCTCATTTCTTTAGCTGTAGACCTTGCCGAAAAGCAGTTAAGAGAGGGGACAGCTTCATCTCAGGTGATTACACATTATTTGAAGATGGGTTCTCCAAGTGAACGACTTAAAAGAGAACAGATGGAAGAAGAGAACGAATTACTCAAGGCAAAGACTAAAGCCATTAAAGAGTCAGGAGATATGTCTGTAATGTATGAAAAAGTTATAAAGGCAATGCAGTCATATTCTGGAAAGGATGAAGATGAGTAGGATTCTTTCATATTCAGAACTAATTACTATCCCCACTTTTGAGGAGCGATTTGAATATCTAAGTTTGAATGGACGAGTTGGTGATGCAACATTTGGATTTGATAGATATCTAAATCAGGCATTTTATAAGTCTAAAGGGTGGTTGCGTGTAAGAGATGATATAATTATACGAGATAACGGATGTGATTTAGCGTTTCCTGGTAGAGATATTTATGAACGGATATTGATTCATCATCTTAATCCAATAACAAAATATGATGTGATTAATCATACCAGAAAATTGTTAGACCCAGAAAATCTTGTATGTACAATTAAACCGACTCATGATGCGATTCACTATGGAGATAAAAATTTATTAATGAAGAATCCAGTTGAACGAAAAATAAACGACACATGTCCTTGGAGACATTAACGGAGGAGATATGACAGATAGTATATTAAATTCAATCAAAGGATTACTATATATAGATGAATCTGAAAAAGGATTTGATAGTGACATAATTATGCATATCAATTCTGTATTCATGGTGCTTAATCAGCTTGGCGTCGGTCCAGATGAAGGATTTACAATAAGCGACGATTCAGCAACATGGTCAGATTTTCTTGGCGAAGATAAATCATTAGAAGGTGTAAAGACCTATGTTTACATGAAGGTTAGAATGATTTTTGACCCGCCGACTAGCAGTTCAGTAATGGATTCTATGAAGCGGTCAATTGATGAATTTGAATGGCGATTAAATATTGCCGTATCAAATAAAAAGTAGAGGGTAATTATGGAACAGAACGAATTAATGCATTACGGAGTTATGGGAATGAAATGGGGGATAAAAAGAGCCGCTTCCAAGAGTTCCCAAAACAATAAATTAGAATTGAAAGCCTTGAGATATGATAAGAAAGCAGCAATTCAATCAAAAAAATCAGAAAATGCACATTCTAAGAATGATCTTGGTACAGCAAATAAGAAGGCTAAAAAAGCAAACGAATATTTGAAGAAAGCAGCTAAATTACAGACTAAAGCGTTAAAAACAGACAATGACATAAAGCGAAGTAATTTAGAGAAAAAAGCGGAAACCCTTAAGTATAAATCGGCAAAAAAAAACATAGATGCAGACAGGATTTCAAAACTAACTGGATATGGTTATAAGGCTATACACTATTCTGTTAAATCAGATAAATTTAAAAAGAAAGCTGCAAAAGCACGAATGATGATTTCCAGTAATAACAAATACATCGCAATGATGAATCATCGTGTTAGTACGTTGCCAAAAGACAAACAGGAATTAGCGATGAAGTACCTGGGTAAATAGGAGGCTCAAAATGGAAAACGAATTATACCATCATGGTGTCCTAGGTCAGAAATGGGGCGTAAGAAGATACCAGAATAAAGATGGAAGTCTCACTATGGCTGGAAAGAAGCGTGCGTTGCGAATCCAGAACGACTATACAGAACTTACTAATAATAAGAAGTATAGAGACCGTAACGGTAATATGACATATGCTGGTCGTAAAAAGGCTCTTGCTTTACAGAATGAGTATACAAATGTTACTGGTAAAAAACACCTTATAGCATTTAATAATAAGACTAGTGCCAACAAACAGATTTATCAGAAGAGTATTAGTGAGATGAGTAATCAGGAATTGCAGGATAGGGTAGATAGACTTCGATTAGAACAAAGATTAAAAGAGCTTACTCCAGAGCACAAAACTGCTGGTCAGAAATTTGTCAATCTTATTAAAGATACATCTGTATCAATTATTAAAGACAAGGGAACAAAAATACTTGGTGATTATATTGATAAACAGGTTAGAGATGCTATTGGACTCAATAAAAAAGAGCCATTAACAAAATCACAGAAGCTTGCTCAGGAAGCTAAAGATGCAGCTAATAAGAAGACAATTGCACAGGTAGAAGATTACTTTGAGAAGCGTAATAGTAAAAAGACTAAAGGATCAACAAAGAGTAATTCTGGGTATACAATGACAGAAGCTCAGAAAAGAGAGCACGATAAACTGTTCTCAGGAAGGTATTAATTAAGGAGAATATATGGCGTTATCGAATACAGCCACACCGATTTATTATGGCAGGTTTCGAGATGCCGTAATTAGAGGCGAAATACCAGTATGCGAGGAAATTTCTATGGAGATGAATCGTATAGATGCTCTTATAGCAAATCCTGGTGTATGGTATGACGATAAAGCGGTAAATGGCTTTATAAAATATTGTGAGAGTGAACTTACATTAACTAATGGCGATGATCTATTTCTTCTCGATTCATTTAAGCTGTGGGCTGAGGAAATTTTTGGTTGGTATTATTATATAGAACGAAGTATTTACGTGCCAGACAAAGATAATCATGGCGGACATTACGAGAAGAAAATCATAAGAAAAAGGCTTATAAATAAGCAGTATTTAATCGTTGCCAGAGGCGCAGCTAAGTCAATGTATGCATCATGCATACAAAATTATTTCTTGAATGTAGATACATCTACATCGCATCAGATAACAACAGCCCCAACAATGGCCCAGGCAGAAGAGGTTATGTCACCTTTTAGAACAGCCATAACAAGAGCCAGAGGTCCATTATATCAATTCTTAACAGAAGGTTCATTGCAGAACACAACCGGTTCAAAAGCTAACCGAGTTAAACTAGCAAGTACTAAGAAGGGTATACAGAATTTCCTTACAGGCTCATTGCTAGAAGTAAGACCTATGTCAATCGATAAATTGCAGGGATTACGAGTTAAAGTGGCCACTGTCGACGAATGGCTTTCTGGTGATGTTAGAGAAGATGTTGTTGAGACACTTGAACAGGGAGCTGCAAAGGAACAGGGTGGTGGACAGAATGACGATTATTTAATAGTCGCCATTAGTTCCGAAGGTACTGTTCGTAATGGTTCTGGCGATTCAATCAAAATGGAGTTAATGAAAATCCTTAAGGGAGAACATAATGCTCCTCATACATCTATTTTCTGGTACAAGCTCGACAGCATTGATGAAGTAGGTGACCCGTCTAAGTGGCTCAAAGCCAATCCTAATCTGGATAAGACCGTTACATATGAGACATATCAAGAAGCGGTCGAAACAGCTGAAAAAAATCCTGCTAAGAGAAACGATATACTTGCAAAGCGATTCGGACTTCCGATGGAAGGTTATACGTATTACTTTACATATGAAGAAACTCTTCCACATAGAAAGAAGGAATTTTGGCAGATGCCTTGTGCGTTGGGAGCAGACCTTTCTCAAGGCGACGATTTCTGTGCTTTTACATTTCTATTTCCTCTATCCAGCGGTTCATTCGGAGTTAAAACCCGTAACTATATAACAGAATTAACATTAAAAAAACTACCTTTGGCTCTTAGGAATAAATATGAAGAGTTCATTAATGAAGGTAGTCTTATTGTTATGCCTGGAAATATCTTAGACATGATGCAGGTTTATGATGATTTGGATGAATTCATAATTCGAACCGCTTATGACGTAAGATGCTTCGGTTATGACCCATATAATGCTAAAGAGTTTGTTGAACGATGGGAACGAGAAAATGGAGCATACGGAATAGAAAAAGTTATACAGGGGGCTAAGACTGAATCTGTACCATTAGGAGAGTTAAAGAAATTAGCTGAAGAAAGAATGTTGTTGTTCGACGAGGGGTTGATGACATTCACAATGGGAAATTGTATCACCATCGAAGATACCAATGGTAATCGTAAATTATATAAAAACAGATATGATGCCAAGATTGACGCTGTGGCTGCAATGATGGATGCGTTTGTAGCATATAAGCACAATCGTGAGGCTTTTGAGTAGGAGACAAATTAAATGGAGTTATCTATTACTGATAGAATGAAGCACGCATTTAATGCGTTTATGAATCGAGACCCTACAGCTTATTATAATAGGAATCTTGGTTCTAGTTATTCCATACGACCCGACCGACCGAGATTAAGTCGGGGAAATGAGCGTTCAATTATTACTGCAATATTCAATCGAATAGCGATGGATGTGGCGGCAATAGATATAATGCATTGCAGATTGGATGAGAACAATCGATTCATAGAAAAAATCGATTCTGGACTCAACAATTGTTTGAATCTGGAAGCAAATGTAGACCAGAGTGGACGAGCATTTATACAGGATGCAGTTATGTCTATGTTAGATGAGGGTGTGGTTGCGCTTGTTCCAGTTGACACTGATTTGAATCCAGCAAGCACTGATTCATATGACATACTTACAATGAGAACTGGAAAGATTCTTGAATGGTATCCAGCACATGTCAAAGTAAGGCTTTACAATGACCGTACTGGAGAGAAAGAAGACCTTATGCTGGCTAAGCGAGACGTGGCAATTATTGAAAATCCATTATTTGCCATAGTCAATGAGCCTAATTCAACGATGCAGCGACTTATGAGAAAATTAAGTTTACTAGATGTGACAGATGAACAAACGGCATCAGGAAAGCTGGATTTAATCATTCAGTTGCCGTACGTAGTCAAGTCAGAGGCTAGGCGTGAACAGGCTAATCAGCGTCGAAAAGATATAGAACAACAGTTGGCAGAAGGTAAATATGGAATTGCATATACCGATGGTACCGAGAAAATCACTCAGCTTAACCGTTCAGTAGAAAACAATCTCATGAAACAAGTCGAATACCTGACTAATATGGTATACAGTCAAATAGGCATTACCCAGTCAGTTTTAGACGGAACTGCTGATGAAAAAACAATGCTTAACTATAACAACCGAACAGTCGAACCGATTGTATCGGCTATCGTTGATGAGCTGAAGCGTAAGTTCCTTACAAAAACAGCTCGTACTCAGCTGCAATCAATATCGTTCTTTAGAGACCCATTTAAACTGGTTCCAGTAAACGATATTGCTGAAATCGCAGATAAATTCACTAGAAATGAAATCATGACTTCAAATGAAATTCGCCAGATTGTTGGAATGAAGCCTTCTAATGACCCTAAGGCGGACCAGCTTATTAATAGTAACATTAGTCAGGCTAAAGAAGATAATGTTCCTAGTGAGGGAAATGAAGAATATGGAGAAGGAGGAAAAAGTCAAAATGAGTAACTACGATTTTAGTGGCTATGCTACTAGAAATGACTTGCTGTGTCAGGATGGTCGAACAATACGACAGAATGCATTCGTTGATAACGATGGCTGTGAGGTTCCGCTTGTGTGGAACCATGAACACAATGACCCTAATGCTGTATTAGGACATGCGGTATTGGAAAATCGTAAAGATGGTGTTTATGCATACGGTATATTCAATGATACTGAACAGGGTCAGATGGCGAAGAAACTGGTTCAGAAAGGCGATGTTAAATCATTGTCAATATGGGCAAATCAGTTAAAGCAGATAGGTAATGATGTAATCCACGGAAACATCAGGGAACTCAGTCTTGTATTGGCTGGAGCGAACCCAGGTGCGTACGTGGATTTTGTTATGGCTCACAGTGTTGATGAAGAGGATACATTATACGCTTCGTATGATGAGAATATCATGCTTTATCACTCGGCTGATGAGTCAGAGAAAAAGGAGGACAAGCAGGAAATGGCAGACAACGCAAAGTCACAGGAAGACAACAGCGATGATAAGACTGTTGAAGATGTAATCAACACAATGAATGAAGAACAGAAGAATGTTCTTTATACACTTATTGGAATGGCTCGAGAAGATGGAGCTGATGATGAAGATGAAAAAGGAGGAAATGGAAACATGAAACATAATGTTTTCGACAATGAAGGTGATACAAGGCAGTCTAATGTTCTTAGTCACTCAGATGAGCAGCAGATTATTTCACTTGCTAAGCAGACAGGTGTTGGAAGTCTTAAAGCTGCTATGGAAATCTTTGCAGAAGAGAGCGGTACATTAGCTCATGGTGTGTTTGGAGATGAAACAGAGAAATTATTCCCAGAATATGAGCTTCTTAAGAAGGGTGAGCCAGAAACACTCGAGAGAGATCAGAGCTGGATTGGACATGTAATTTCTGGTATTCATAAGAGTCCAATTAGTAGAATCAGAACAAGACAGGCTGATGCTCGTATTGCTGAACTCAGAGCCAAGGGATATCAGAAGAAGGGTTCTTATAAGCAGGAAATGGCTGACATCAAGCTTATTGGAAGAACAACCGATCCACAGACAATATTTATCAAAGCAGATATGCACAGAGATGATATTACTGATATCGTAGATTTTGATGTTGTAGGATATCAGTGGAGACTCATGAGACATATTCTTGATGAGGAACTTGCTCTTGCTGCTTTAATTGGTGATAGTAGAGATGAGGCTGACCCAGATAAAATTCACGAAGAGCATATTCGTTCTATTTGGAATGATAATGATCTTTATTGTATTCATCAGTCAATCAACTATGAAGAAATGAAGACAAAGCTCAATGGTACTAATACTGGAGCTAACTTCGGAGAAGAATACATTAAGGCCGAAGCAACAATTGCCGCAGCACTTAATGCAAGAGAAAAGTATAAGGGTTCGGGTAGCCTTGATTACTACTGCACACCACATGCACTTAATGTTATGTTACTCGCTAGAGATCTTAACGGTAGAAGAATCTACTCTTCAAAGGCTGACCTTGCAGCAGCACTTAATGTAGAAAATATCTACACCGTAGAGCAGTTTGAGGGAAAGACAAGAGAGGCAACTTCAGGCGGAACTAAGAAGCTTGTAGGTCTCTTTGTTAATCTTGGAGACTATCAGTTCGGTTCTACAAAGGGTGGTGAAATCACAAAGTTTGACGACTTTGATATGGATTTCAATAGATACAAGTATATGCTTGAAACAAGACTTTCAGGTTCATTAACAAAGCTGTATTCAGCTATTGCGCTTGAAGAAGATGCCTAATAAGTCTAAAAAAGTAAAGAAGTAGGAGGAAGAATGATGGATAGAGTATTTCACCATGATGACAGCATGTATGTTGCTGTAAATAAGGTCTATACAAAGGCTGACGGAGTTGCTTATTCGGATACGGAGTGCAAGGTATCAATTGATGCTGAAACTCTTGAAAAGCTGTTCTTAGAAGGAATGGTTGTAGTAGTTGATGGCACTTCTTATAAGCCAATCAGCTGCAAAGTTGCATCAAAGGTAGCAACAGTTACATACGTAACAGCTGACAGTTCTGCGGCTACAACAGCTAAGCTCGCAACAGTTAAGTCTAAGTAGTCGGAGGATAAAAAGATGGGTAAATGGACTGGAAAGGTCGGATTTGCAGTTAACGGTGAAGTTGAGCCTGGATTATGGGTAGATGAAGTAGTTGAGAAAGTGTATAAAGGCGAACTGCTTAGTGATAGATGGAGACGACAGAATTCCATTGGAGTTAATGACAACATCAACTTATTGAATTCCATAAGCATAATTGCAAATCCATATGCTTTTGAGCATTGCTCATCGATTGTTTATGTTGAAATCAAGGGGGAGAAATGGAAAGTGACTGATATAGATGCTTCCACTCCTCCTAGATTAATACTGACTGTAGGGGGTGTATACAATGGCGAGCAGGCTTGAATTGCAGACAAAACTTGAAGAGTTATTGGGAACTAGGCATGTGTATTATCAACCCCCCGCCTCAGTCAAAATGGAGTATCCAGCTATAGTGTATTCACTGAACAACAGAGATATAAGAAAAGCGGATAACTCAGTATATACAGCAAACACAAGATATACAGTCACGGTAATTGATAAACGACCAGATAATTCAGTAATCGATAAGTTACTGGGATTACAGTATTGCTCATATGACAGGCAGTATATATCTGACAACCTTTACCATGATGTATTAACACTATATTTTTAATGGAGGAACATAAATGGCTAAGTTAAAATGGGACGTTTCTGGGGAACGTTTATATGAAACAGGTATTAGCAATGGTGTATTATACGTTCAGGACGAGAACGGAAAATATCCAAAGGGCGTTGCTTGGAATGGTTTAACAGCAGTTACAGAGAGTCCATCTGGAGCTGAATCAACAGCATTATATGCTGACAACATCAAGTATATTAACCTTTTATCAACAGAGGAATTTGGTGCAACAATTGAAGCTTATCAGTCACCAGTTGAATTTGATGAGTGTGATGGTTCAAAGGCTGTCGTTGATGGTGTTGCATTTGGTCAGCAGGATAGAAAGCAGTTTGGTCTTGCTTATAAGACAATTCTTGGTAACGATATTGATAAGAATAATCACGGCTATAAGTTACATATTGTATATGGAGCTTTAGCTGCACCATCAGAGAAAGCTTACAATACCGTTAATGATAGCCCACAGGCTATTACATTATCATGGGAGATTTCAACAACTCCTGTTGAGGTTGATGGCTTTAAGCCAACAGCAACAGTTATTATTGACAGCACAAAGGTTGACGCTCAGAAGCTTAAGAAGCTTGAAGACATTCTCTTCGGTGCAGATGCTGGAGATGGTCCAAGACTTCCGCTTCCTGATGAAATAGTAACTCTCATGAAAGCAGCAGAATAATAAGAATATTATGATCATTTTTGACTCCGCTTGAAATATAGCGGGGTCTTTTTATTTAGGAAGGAGAATTTACGATATGTTAAAGATTACAAAAACATATGAAGATTGGAATGATACAGAAAGAACCGAGGACTTTTATTTTAATCTTACTGAGGCCGAGATTACAGAGCTTCAGATTGGTACAGTTGGCGGATTCGCAGAAACAATTGAGAAGATAGTTAATGCAAAGGACCAGTCTGAACTTATTAAGATTTTCAAGGAACTTGTTCTTATGGCATACGGTAAGAAATCAGCAGATGGTAAGAGATTTATGAAAGATGATGATACCAAGAAGGAATTTGTGGAGAATCCAGCTTATTCTATTATCTTCATGGAACTGGTATCAGATGCAGAAAAGGCTGCTGAATTCATTAACGGCATTATGCCAAAGAGTATTGATAAAGCCGAACTCCAGAAGAAAACTAATGAGTTAATGGCTAAGTATAACTAAGAAAAATCAGGGAGGTAAGAGATATGCTTCAGATAGTTGTTCCACCACCTTTAATAGAAGAATGGGATGAGTTGAGGGAAGAATTTGTATATCACGAATCTGGTAAGCCGTATGTGCTACAACTTGAACATTCTCTTATCTCGCTTTCAAAATGGGAAGAAAGGCATTGTAAGCCATTCATATCATCAGAGAAAAACGAAGAAGAGAATCTGGATTACATCCGATGTATGACACTTACACCGCATGTTCCTGATGAAATATATGACCGCTTAACAAAAGAAAATATAAAAGAAATTTTAGACTACATTGAAGCTCCGATGACTGCCACTACTTTTTCAGATAGAGGGCCTAAAACCCCTAGCCGAGAAAAAGTGACCGCGGAGCTTATTTATTATTGGATGATTAAATGTCAGATACCTATTGAGTTTCAGAAATGGCATCTCAATAAGTTAATAACATTAATACGGGTTTGTGAAGTAAAAGATTCACCACCTAAGAAGCATAGTCAACGGGAATTACTTAATCATCATGCTGCTGTAAATGCAGCAAGACGAAAAGCACACACGAAAGGATGATTATTATGGAATTTTATGGAATTGATGTATCACATTATCAGGGAAATATAGATTGGAACGCAGTAGCTAAGACTGGTATTAATTTTGCATTTGTTAAGGCTGGCGGTTCTGAAGATGGAATTTATACAGAATCAATGTTTGAAAAGAATTATGCAGGAGCAAAAGCTGCCGGATTAAATGTAGGAGCCTATTATTTTCCAGGACCGAATTTTACATCAGAAGAAGCAGGAATCGCTGATGCCAGACGTTTCTTGGATATTATTGCTGGTAAGAAATTTGAAATGCCGGTTGCTATCGATTTGGAAGGTACTGAACCAGAAGATAAAGATGGTGCTACCGTAGCTACCATAGCATTTTGCAAGGTTATGGAAGCTGCTGGTTATTATGCAATGATTTATGGCGGCGACATATTCAGCTTCAAAGACCGCTTAAATCTTGATGGATTAGACGAGTTCGATAAGTGGGTTGCTAGATATGGCTCAGAACCACAGTATGTAAAGGAATATGGCATTTGGCAGTATTCATCAACTGATTATGTCGATGGTATTACAGAAAATACAGTTGATAAGAATGTGGCATACAAAGATTATCCATCGATTATTAAGTATTTAGGACTTAATGGGTTCACATCAGATGTTGTAGATGAACCAGAAGATGAGACTACAGATGAACCTGCTATTGAAGAGCCAGAAGAATCGTCAGATGAACCAGTCACTTATGTGATACAGTCTGGGGACACATTATCAGAAATCGCTGCAAGATACAATACAACGGTAGATGAACTGGTTGAATTAAATGGAATCGATAACCCAGATTTAATTTACCCTGACACTATATTAAAAATTAAATAATAAAGGTATAACTATGATTAGCTTCAGACAAAAGGGCGACTTTTCGAAGTTGAATAAATACTTTGAAAGGGTTAGAGAGGCTGCTCGAATCGGCGTATTAGACAAGTATGGTCGAGAGGGAGTGGCAGCCCTTGCGTCTGCTACACCTATAGACACAGGAGTAACCGCCAATTCGTGGTATTACGAGATAAATCGTCAAAATGGAAGTGTTTCAATCGAGTTTAAAAACTCAAATATAAACAATGGTGTTCCTATAGCAATAATTTTGCAATATGGACATGCCACTGGAAACGGAGGCTGGGTTCAGGGTCGAGATTATATTAATCCTGCTATCCAGCCTATTTTTGACACAATCGCAGATAACGCTTGGAGGGAGGTTACTAAAGCATGAGTAGCAAAGAAGTTGACGAGCGTGTCGTCGAAATGCGGTTTGATAATGCTCAGTTTGAGAAAAATGTTCAGACGAGTATGTCAACATTAGATAAGTTAAAAGCCAAACTTAATTTTAGTGGTGTTTCTAAAGGTCTTGAAGATGTTGGAAATGCCACTAAAAAACTTGAGTTTTCAGGTGTGACTTCTGGTATAGAAGCAGTGCAGGCGAAGCTCTCAGCAATGGAAGTAATAGGTGTTACTGCATTGGCTAACATAACTAATTCTGCGGTTAATGCTGGAAAGAGAATTGCATCAGCTATAACCATTGACCCAGTTCGAGATGGTTTTAACGAGTATGAAACTCAGATGAACGCAGTTCAGACGATTCTGGCGAATACTCAGAAAGAGAGAACAAATGTAAAACAGGTTAATGCTGCGCTTGACCAGTTAAATACTTACGCTGATAAGACCATATACAATTTTACGGAGATGACACGTAATATTGGTACTTTCACAGCAGCAGGTGTTAAGTTGGACACTTCTGTGTCGGCCATTCAGGGTATAGCCAATCTAGCCGCAGTGTCAGGTTCAACATCTCAACAGGCGTCTACTGCTATGTATCAGCTTTCACAGGCTTTGGCATCCGGTACAGTTAAACTTATGGACTGGAATTCAGTTGTTAATGCTGGCATGGGTGGTCAGGTATTTCAGGATGCATTAATAAGAACCTCTGAAAAACTGGGAACCGGTGCACAAGCATATATTGATGCTGCTGGTTCATTTAGAGAATCACTGTCAAAGGGTTGGTTGACGACGGATGTTCTGACCGAGACTTTAGATATGTTTTCTACAGCCGCTGATACTGAAGAAGAATATGCAGCTGCTATTCAGAAGTTTGTTGATGAAGGATATTCAGAAGAACAGGCTATAGATATGGCCAATATGGCTAAAACTGCTGGTGAAGCAGCAACAAAGGTCAAGACATTTACACAGCTTATAGGTACACTCAAAGAGGCTCTCGGTTCTGGCTGGACAACGACCTGGCGATTAATAATTGGCGACTTTGAAGAGGCTAAGGAACTCTGGACAGATGTTTCAGATGTTCTTAGCAAGTTAATCAACAACGCTTCAGAGGCAAGAAATAAATTAGTAGAGGGAGTTATGTCTTTTAATCCTTTTACTAATATGCTTAATAAACTAGAGAATTCTGACGTTGGAAAAACTGTTAAACAGATAAATAATTTAACAAATAGTCTCGAATATTATCAGAAAGTAGTAACCGATGTATGGAGAGGCGATTATAAGAATTCCGATACAGGCCGATATGAATTGCTTGATGAAACCGGATATAATCATCAAGTTATACAGGATTTAGTTAATAAAGGTTATGAATACGAACTTACAGTAGAAGATGTGCAGGAAGCGGAAGCTAAGTTTGCAGATTCATTAGGGGACTCTACTGAAGAAATTCAAAATGAATCTAAGCAATTGTCGAAGCTTTCAGACGAACAGTTAAGACATGCTGGTTTGACCGATGATGAGATTTCTATGTATAGAGATTTGGAAAAACAGTCTGAGAAAACTGGCAAATCTATAGAAGAACTCATTAGCGATATGAGTGCAAAGGATGGTAGAACTTTATTATGGGATGGACTTGGTAATATTGGAGAAACTCTCATAATTACATTTACAGCCATAAAGGATGCATTCTCTGAGATATTCCCAGCGCCATCCGTTGCTAAGATTTATGGTGTTATTGATGGATTTAATGCACTTACTGAAAAGATGAAAGAATTCAGTAGCACACATGCATATGATGTAGAGCAGACTTTCAAAGGATTGTTTGCGGTAATTGATATTGTGCGAATGGTTTTAAGTTCTGGTCTTACAGTTGCATTTAAAGCATTGAAAGGAATCCTTAGTGCATTTGATATAGACATCATTGAATTTACAGGTTATATAGGTGAAGCACTTGTTAATCTTCGTAATTGGTTGAAAAATAATGATTACATCGAGAGATCTTTCAAGAAAGTAGGAGAAGGATTAAAAGTTGTAATCGACGGATTTAAGAAACTTATAGATTTACTTAAAGAATCGCCAAGAATTCAGAAATTTGTTGATATTATAAAAGATATTGACCTAAAAGAAGCTGGTGGATTTGTCGTTGAAGGTCTTAAGAAAGGCTTATCGTCAGGATTAACCATTATTCCAGATATGCTGAAAGATATAGGTTTAAAACTACTATCAGCATTTGAGAAAGTGCTTAGAATTGCTTCCCCATCTAAAGAGATGGAGGCTGATGGTGAATTTGTAGTTGCTGGATTGGTTAAAGGTATAGAAAACACTGCATCTACAGTATGGGATGCAATAAAAGACATTGGTACAAAGATAATTACCAAGTTTAAAGAGATTAAGGTCGGCGAAGCATTAACTAAGGTTATATCAGTTGGTGCTGGCGTTGGAATGCTAGCCATCACAAAGAACCTTGTTGACACATTTAAGAATATAACAGCTCCAATGGCTAGTGTTGGTGAATTTATAGAGACACTTGATAAGTCAGTCAAAAAGACAGCTAAAGCGATAGGCAAGAATCTTAAAGCATCTGCATTTGAGAAGAAAACAGAAGGTGTTCGTAATCTTGCATTGGCGCTTTTAGCATTATCTGCGGCAGTATTTATAATGTCAAAGATAGACACTAAAAAGTTATGGTCTACAGTTGGTGCAATAGGTGTATTGGCTGTAATACTTGTTGGATTGGCAGTTGCAATTAGTAAGCTGACAGATTCTGCTGTCGAATTAGATGGCAATAGCAAGACACTTAAGTTAAGTGGGTTAAAAACTACACTCATAAGTATAGGTGTGGCTCTAGCATTAATGGCAGCAACTGTTAAGATTATGGGAAGTTTAAATCCTGATGCGTATATGCAAGGATTGTTGGGTCTTGTTGCTCTTATGGGTGTTATGATGCTTTTAATAGTATCTATGAGTTTACTTGTATCTGACAATAATAGTAAGAGTATACAGCAGGCTGGAAAAGCTATGAAGAAGATTGCTACAGCAATGATTCTTATGGTAGCTGGCATAGCTATTCTTGGAAATATGAAACCAGAGAAGTATGCTCAGGGCCTTGATGGGTTTAATACTATCACGGCAGCTTTACTTGCAACCATAATCGGTTTAGTGGCATTAACCTATATAGCAACAGACAAAGACATATCTCAGGTTGGAAACTTAATGCTTAAGATAAGTGCCTCTATGTTATTAATGGCTGTTATGCTCAAGATGCTTAAGTCCATTGAACCAGCAGAAATGATAAAAGGAGCATTAATAGTTGGAGCTGCAATTGGTCTTGTCGCGGTGTTAGTTGCTCTATCACATCTTGGAAAGAAAAATGGGAAAGACATATCTCAGGTTGGAAACTTAATGCTTAAGATAAGTGCCTCTATGTTATTAATGGCTGTTATGCTCAAGATGGTTAAG